GGCCTGTTACAGGGCTACTAGATAAATTTATAGAGGATAAAGACAAAAAAAATGCTATCGCATTTGAAATATCGACAATGGCTGAAAAACACGCACAGGAGCTTGCGAAAGCTCAACTTGAAGTTAATAAGACGGAAGCAGCGCATAAGAGCTTATTTGTCTCTGGGTGGAGACCTGCTGTGGGGTGGGTTGCTGTCATCGGCATGGCTTGTAACTTCATGGTTATCCCAATGGCGAACTTTGCACTTGCTCTGGCTGAATCTACCATTGTAGTTCCAGTCTTAGACACTTCAGAAATGATGCCAGTTCTTATCGGTATGCTAGGCTTAGGTACTATGAGAACCGCTGAAAAAGTTAAAGGTGTACAGAGGGATAAATAATATGGCAGCTAAGAAAAAGAAGTCAACAGTAAACAAAGCAGGGAATTACACTAAGCCTACTATGCGTAAGAGATTGTTTGAGAAAATTAAAGCAGGCTCAAAAGGTGGCAGGGCAGGTCAGTGGAGTGCGAGAAAAGCTCAGATGCTTGCTCGTGAATATAAAGCTAAAGGTGGAGGTTATAAATAATGAAAGTTAAAGCACCTAAAGGTTATCATTGGATGAAACAAAAGAATGGCTCTTTTAAACTTATGAAGCACAAAGGCAAGTTTGTACCACATAAAGGTGCAAGCCTGACCGCAGACTTCGCCATACAAAAGGTACACAAATAATGGCTCTCAAAAAATCTCAGAAGTCCTTAAAGAAGTGGACAAAGCAAAAGTGGAGAACACCTAGCGGTAAGAAGTCTTCTGAGACTGGAGAGGTGTATGCTCCATCTAGAACTATAGCTAAACTCAAGTCAACTGCTGCAGGCAGAAAGAAACTAGCAGCAGCCAATAAGAAAAAGAAGGAAGCTACTAAGAAAGGTAAGCAACACGCTAAACATGGTCTACACAAAGGTAAGAAACGATGAGAGAAGAATATAAGAAAGGTGGTAAAGCTAGAGACTCTAGGCTTAAAAGAGCAGGTGTATCAGGCTACAATAAACCTAAGCGCACACCAAACCACCCTAAGAAGTCTCACATCGTTGTAGCTAAGGAAGGCGATAAGGTTAAGACAATACGTTTCGGGGAGCAGGGAGCTAAGACAGCAGGTAAACCTAAAGCAGGTGAATCTGCTAAGATGAAAAAGAAACGTAAAAGCTTTAAAGCCCGACACCGCAGAAATATTGCGAAAGGCAAAATGTCTGCAGCATACTGGGCTGATAAAGTTAAATGGTAGTAACTTCGGAACTAACAGAGTTTACTCAACATGGTTGAACGCTGTTAGTTCCCTTTCTAAAAAGTCGTGCATTTTATCAAGCTTGGGTTTAGCCTCTCGAATAATCTTTCGTACTAACACAAGCTCATTATCCTTAAAAACTTCATGTAATTTGTCTTCGGGAAGGCCACCTATTTCCGTTAGGATAGCCCCCGAATGATTTACAATAATTCTAAATGATAGTAGATTAGCTTCCTTTGCTTTCATCTCATATCCCCCTATACTATCTCACACGCTCCACCAGTACACGCTAGTTCCTGTGAGCCTGTAGTGTTATCCTCTTGCTCAAAGTAAACCAAGTCAGACCAGTTTACATTCTTAGGCATAGAGTTTAACAGTTCATCGTAGGCTTCGGGAGTAATATCCTCATAAGGGGCTTGCTGATAAACATGGTCGCTCACTGGAAGTAGTGATATACCAGAGCATATATCAAAGTTTTCCCAAATCCACTGTGCTACTTGCAGATATTCATCATCGGTATAGTACACAGTAATGCTTGGTTTATGTTCGCACCAGAAGTTCTGATAAGTCTTCCAGAGCCGTAGCTGTTCCATTGCACCCACCTCTTTTACACATACACTAGAGTCGGGAGACTTAACTGGAAAGCTATAGACCACTGAAGACTCTGACATTACATCTTGCTCGACTGGGAATCCTGCAGCTTCCATAAAGATTGCCAGTGGGTCTTTTTTGTCTGAACGTACTCTGCGAATATAGTGCTTGCTAAAGCGAGGATGTATACCACTAGCAGAATCAACAAGCTGAGATACAGTGCCAGACGGCTTAACACAAGTAATAGCTGCAGATTGATTAATGCCAAGTTTTTTAGCCCACTTTTTATTAACATTGATAGCCACATTTCGTAAGTTCTCCAGAGTCTTTTCCAATTCTTCTTGGTCGCCTTGACCAGATAGAAGTTTATTGTCCATGATTCCTGTCATGCTCAATCCCAACAAAGCTTCATCTTCAGTGTTTCTTTCCCAAATATTACGCAAGTAGCGGAAGTCTGTAAGGGTTGCTTGGAGTGTACCGATGATTGCAGCCAACTCTACTTTTTCTTTTAGAGTTTCTTCTGTGTCATCTTCACGCACTACAACTTCAGATAGATTACAGAACTGGTTAGAGCGTAGAATAATCTCAGAGCATGGGTTAGTACCAAAGTCTTGTTCTGAGTCTCTACGACCATTACGAGCTGCAATATTCTGAGCAGCTACACGGCTAAACAGTCCTCGTTCACCTGCTCGGCTTTCATACAGTGTACGCATTTCGTTGATGAAGGCTTCAAAGTCTGGCTTCTCTGTGTACGCTACACTGTTGTTAGCCAAACGTCTATGTCCATCTGCTTCCCACCATGCACCTACTTTAGCTTTAGCCATGCGACCATCGGACAGGTTAGACAAACTAATCAATGCAGAACGTCTTACGCCACCTACAACCACAATGTCTGCAACCTTACACACAACATCATGGCACTCAATAGACGATAGCTTTCTACCTGCTGCTTTTGTAAAGACTTCTACGCAGAAGCGGAACAAATCTTCAAGGGGCTGTGGGCCACTTGCTCGACCACCAAAGGTTTTAAGTCTAGCACCTGCAGGGCGTATCTTACTCATGTCCCACTTAGGTATTTTCCCTGCATAAAGCATTGCGATTAGCTCTCTAAACGCAGAAGCCCAACCAATCTTACTGTCAGCCACAACGATTGTAGTGTCTGTAGGGTGGAATGTCTCTGCAATTATGGGTAGTTTACTGATAAAGTTACGCTCTACGCTGAATCCTACGCCTGTTCCGCACATCAAAACGTACATAAGCTCGTCAAAGCTACGAGGTGAGTCGATAGCTAGGTAGCTACAGTTGAATCCTGCTACGTTATCCTTGTCTAAAGCCTCTCCTGCGGTCATTAAGCACCGCATAGAGGGCATAACCTTCAAACTATGTATGCCATCATACAGTCTTTTGGCTGTTTTGCTGTCAATTTGTTTGCGATTTACCCAAAAATCTACATATCTTTGTACAGTTTCTTCCCATGTTTCTCTGCGACCCTCTTCTGAAAGCCATCGAGCGTATCGGCTTTTGTGAATGAACTCTTGATATTTATCCATCAGTTTCTTCCTTGAGGTCAGGGTGAGTGCCACGTAAAATCTTGTACGTTTCTTTGTAGAAATCCCAAATAATTCGTTGGTTGTCCCAAAGAATCATAGCAGGTACGTAGATTGGGGAGATAATAAGTAAGGCAGCAGCCTTTAGTTTATATTTTTGATTGTATGTAAGTTTCATTTTTCATCCTCGTTAAAGTCACCAATTCGCCCATAGCAGATTAGAAAGAATGGTATAGCTATAGCCACTCCCTCGAACCACATAGGGATTAATTTACCACTGTCGGGTTCATTTGCCCAGATGGGTCGGCTGTCGCAGAACTCTATGTCTAAGCCTACACCATACCTCAACTCAAAATTAAGTATATTCGTACCGATGTTGAACGTCATGTGCGTTTCCTTTTGTTTTCTTAGTTTCAGCTCTTACTTTCTTAGAGCCAGTTATCTTTTTATGCTTCTTCCTGCGATTAAACCTGTCTCGCCTTTCTTCTTTCCTATCCATTTAGCCATCCTAGATTTGTTGCGTTTCCAAGTATGATTATGAAACAGGTGAAGATGTGTACGAACCACCAAAAGGTTCGGATTAGCGCAACAGCATCAGCTTGCCTATCTGTTTCGCCCACCTTTTCACCTAAAGATTTAGCCCAGATTCTCCAGTATTTATTCTTATTCATCTTTATTTTTCGGCAGATACACAAGATACTCTGCATTGCACTCCTTGTTTGAACAGTAGAGATGTGTCTCCATTTGAAACTCATCGTTCTCGTGGTCGATTAAAGCATCACCACCCCACATTACCTCTGAGCCACAGTGATAGCAGTTCATTGTTCTTCGCCATCTATCGACTCAAGCAGATGCTCTACAGACTTGTACAACTCTGACTCAGGCTCGTTCCATACAGACACCTGTATCACGCTGAGCACAGCGATAACGTCATCAAGAGTTTTAATCTTACTAGAGTCTATAGGCTTGTAGTAATCTACCATTATTTAATGCCTCCATCGGTAGTCAGCCTGTTGAGATACCACTGAGCTTTATGCAAATCCTGAAGTTGTTTTCCCTTTCTTTCATAACGCCAGAGATATTTCATGCAGTTACCTTTGAGGTAGCCTCTGTAAGCTTCGGGGGTCATGCTTTCTTTAATAGCTTCAATGCACTCGATGTTGCCGTAGTTGTAATGCGGAGGCTGTTCAACCATATCAACTTCTTTAGACTCCCAACAATCCGCAAAATCTCCTGCATCATTAGTCACTTCATTGCCGTAGTCCTCAGTGCTGTCATACACATACTTAGAGTTTAAGCGTTTCATGTACTCAGCAAACGTAGGCTCACCCGACTTAGTGCGTTTAAAGTTCATTCTATCCCACTCTCTTGGTGTTGCATCATCTATGCTCATCTGTAAAGTCCTCTTTATTTTTTACGTTAATCCAATCGTCTGGAATAGTGTCCTCACTAAACCACCTAAAGTTATTGCTAGAAGCCCATTCGCCATGCGACCTCCTAGTCCCATCCTTGCGTACCTTAGCTTGTGGCATTGGGGCATTAGGGTTGGCAAACAGAAAGACAAGTTCTACATCATCGGGAAGCACCTTAGCAATCCAAACATACTTGGAGTATTCAGCACTATCCCAAAACCTGCCCTTAGCTTCTAGTAATATCTTCTTTCCGTCAATTGTACGTACAAAATCTGGTTCATACTTGTGGGAGACAACATATTCAACTTTGTCCACATGATGCTCCCACTCGTCTAGTATGCCAGAATGAAGCTCGTACTCCCAATTAGAGTCATAACCTTTAACTAAATCCTTTTCTACTGGTCGTTTGACTCTGGCTTTCCGATAGCCTTTCCGTATTTTTTTCATGGTACTCCTTTATCTTTGAGCAGCTTTCCACGCTACATCTGCGGAGGTTATATCCTCAACCTCTTTGTCGGGGTATATCCTGAGTAGCTGCTTAATTTTATTGCAGAGCCACTTCTTCGTATAAAAGCTAGTGAACATTGTCTGTCTAGCCCACAGGTGGGTCTGCTCTGGTAGAAACTCGTCTAGATTATCCATGTTGATTTTAGAAGCCTCCTCGTCACTGAGAAGACTTCTAACCCATTCTAGCTGTAGAGTTCTTGCGTGTTTACTAATCCTTTTAGATTTCTTTCGATTCATAAAATCTCATCCACATTTGGTTCTGATACTACTTCTGTAAAGTATTTGTAGCCAGTAGAGTATTTGAAAGTTCTAAGACCCTCGCCATTGTTAGCATCTTTGTGGCAGTCATGCTTGTACTTACACCACGAGCAACCTTTAGGCAATATCATGTTACCTTTCTTACCCTCTGGTACAGGATTATAACACAGTTCGGGCGGTTTGTCAAGTTTTAAATCAGCTCTTACCTTGTTAATTTGACTTTCTATGTTAGGTTTGTCAAGGTCTTCGGGCTGAAACATACACAACTCACCGCTTTCTTTGTTCACAACCAGAAATCCACCACCATCTGTACCTTCAGCAGCTTCATATCCTGCAAGCTGTCCGAGATAACCGAAAGGGTCATCCGAATTTAACGTGCCATTCTTGAACTTGTTGAATGCAAACTTGGATGCAGTCTTAACATCTACCACCTGTCCGTTAATCTTACAGTCCATGTGACCAGTAATGCCCTCGACTTTAACTTCTTTCTGCTCGTCTGTGACATCATGCCCTGCCATACGCACCAACATTAGTGCTACTTCTTCAAGGATATGACCATACAAGAACTTAATCTGTGTTGCACCATCTATATCCTTGCCTGTATCAGTGTCACGTTGTTCAAACCACATCTGTCGTGACGGCTTACCGATGTTAGACATACGCAAAGTAAAGTTACTGTCACGCTCTCTTGGGGTAGCCCAATGGAGTATAGACTCTTTCATTGAAGCTAGTGTGGCATCAATAGCCTCCTCCGTCAATGGAAGAGGCTTACCTGCTGATAGCTGTTCTAGCTTAGCGTATATGTCGGGTACTACGTTCTCAAGCTGCTTGTTCTTCTTGCTCATCTTCTAGCTCCTTGAATGCTTTGATTACATCAGATGAAAATAGCTTCTGCAAGTTTAACAGATACATCTGGCTTGCTCGATTATCACCACCCGATACAGTCTTAAAGCTATCTAGGCGCTTGACAATCTTCTTTAGCGTTGCTGTGTTAAACACCAGTGTACAATATTCATCATCACCGATGCAAAGATTATGAAACCAGTAGTCGGATTCAGTCGCATCAATGCCCGATGGTTTACCATAAGACTTATACTCGATGCAAATGTTACCTGTCTTTTGCCACAGGTCACGTTCCGACTTAACTTCAATCTTTTTATTCTGCAACATATCCGCTATTTTATCTTCACGCACCACGCCATATTGCAAATCAATGTCAAACTTTTTTCTGTCTTCTTTAGTGGGTTTCATGCCAACCATCTCCTACGCTGTAGTCCCCATCAAGAGGACAGGTTAAGTTTAGTTTTTTACCTGCTTCAATAATAGCTGTAACGCCTAGCTTACCAACTTGGTCTGCATCAGCTTCGCTGCATTCTATCTGCCATTCATCGTGTACATTCGCTACAAACTTAGCGTCTAATTGCAAACGCTTGAGCATCTTATCGAGAATGACCATAGCTTCTTTCATAACAATAGCACCTGCTCCTTGCAACAATGTGTTGAGTGCTGCGTGTTCAGAGCGTATGTGCAGCTTACGACCATCTAGTCCCTTAACGAATCCCGCTTTACTTTCTCTTTGTACTCGTTGGACAAGAGACTTAAATGATGGGAGACTATCAAGAAAACGTCTTCGCAGTTCCTTACCACCTTCTCTGTTTCGCCTAGCCACTGTTCCAAGTTTTGCATCTCCTGCTCCGTAGAGTAACGCATAGATGAAAGTTTTTGCCTGATTTCTAGATTCAAGTCCTGCAAGCTTTTGGTTAGTTGTATGAATGTCTCCGTTGAG